CCAGGACAAGTCTATACTTTCAATCATTTTCATGTTTACTTGCCTAAAAAGCATGTGGATATGAGTGGTAAAGGTAGAGAAGCAATTGTAGGAGAATTAAACACAACGAGAAAATTGTTTGAAAAAACACTTTCAATTCCTCTGGAAACATTGGAATTAGTTAGAGATTTAATTCAACAAGGGTCTCTTCTTAGAGGAGACATGTATTTGTCAAAAGTTCTTGAAGTAATTAAAATAAAAAAAGAATTTGATAAAATTCAAGAAAAAAATCTTTGGCTATGGGCTAAATTTCAATCTACACCTTATGCTAGATTTGCTAATGAATTGATTGGAACAACTGCTATTGAATTAGCAGAAGGAAAAGACATAAATAAAGTCTGCAAAGATTTTAATTATAGAGTTGACCCTACAAATTACAACAAAGCAAAAGCTCCAATCACACCTCAAATGATTGCTATTGCTGAAAGGGAGATTGCTGATTTAGGTTACTCTCATTCATTTGAGAGAAGATTCTCTAAACTTGATGACATTAATGTGTCTGAAATAAGACATATTAACAATGACAAAGAAAAACCTGTTGGATTGTTTGGAAAAGCTGGTGTACCCACAAATAATCAATTCAATCGACACAAGAGAGCTGAATTTGATAAAGTAGAATCTGTTACTATTGATAAGTTTATGTCCGATATTCTACCTAATATTACTTCTATGGAAGTATTCTTAGAAAATAGAATGGAGGGTAATCTTGTATCTCTATTTACTACTAAAGATAAAAATGCCAAGAATCTATTTAAATGGAGTAATCCTTTTAGTTGGACTTATAATGGAAACCTTAGTGGTAAATCAATGATTAAGGAAAATGTAAAAGCAGCAGGAGGTAAAATCTCTGGAATTTTACGTTGTTCTTTGCAATGGAATGATGAAGATACAAAAGGTATTGTTGATTATGACTTACATTGTAAAACTCCTTTTACTGAAATTTACTATTCAAATAAAAGAGATAGTAAAAGTGGGGGCTGGCTTGATGTAGATATGATTAGACCTTCTAAAATAGGTATTGAAAATATTACTTGGCAGTCTAAACTACCAGATGGTAGATACGAGTTTTATGTGAATACTTTTTGCAATGGTCAAAATACTGGTTTCAAAGTAGAAATTGAATTTGATGGTAATACTTATAATTACTTTGTAAACAGAACTACTTCTTATAAAGAAAAAATAAAAATAGCTACTGTTATAAGCAACAATGGAGTATTACACATTGAACATCATCTGCCTGAAACATCAACATCTCGTAAACTTTGGAATCTTGACACAAATCAATTCCATAAAGTAAATCTTGTCTGTACGAGTCCTAATTACTGGGGAGATAATAATATCGGAACAAAAGAATATTTCTTTATGCTTCAAGATTGTAAAACAGATGTACCAATGAGAGCATTTCATGTTGACCAACTTAATCCAGAACTAATGGGAATTAGAAAGGCAATTGATTTGCTTGGAAACTATAAAATGGTAGAACCTGCTGATAAACAATTATCAGGCGTAGGATTTAACTGTACTACAAGAGATGAGCTTGTGGTAAAAGTAAATGGAACTCATCAAAGAGTATTAAAAATCACATTTTAACTATAAATAAGTATGAACAATTTTGCACAAGCATCAAGAAAAGGTTTATTGTTTCCTTCCACAATAGGAAATCTTACAGTAACTCAACTATGGACTTTACCTACATCAAAGTTGATTGATATGGAAGATTCTTTAAAAGAATCCGTTGAAAAAGGAGAGAGTAAATTATCTCGTAGAAAAAGAGTTATCAAATCAACTGAACAAAGTGAAAATGAATTAAGGCTTTCTATTGTTTCTGAAATACTTGATATTAGAGAAGCAGAAGAAGAAGCAGTAGCAAAGCAAAAAGATTTGAAAAAAGAAGAACAGGAGCTTTTATCTCTTCTTGCAAAATTAGAAGAAAAAGAAAAAGAATCATTAAGCAAAGAAGAAATTCTTGCTAAGTTGGAAGCTTTGAAAAAATAATTAATCGGGGAAGTGTCAAAGCCTCCCGTTTTTAATAGATACACGAAAAATACCAAAATGGTTTATTGAAAAAATAAAATACGATATTAAGAATTTTAACAACATTCAAAATGGAAGCTAAGGTATTACAAATAACAAACTCATACGTAGTAATGGGTGTTTACCAAAATGGTAAATTTATAGGACAATACAATGTTCCTTTTACCAATGTAAAACAACAAAATATTAAAGTGGGGCAGGAGTACACTGTCACACAAGTTAGTGAAACAGAACTTAATTTTTGGTTGAAATGAAAGAAAAAATTTTTGAAAAAAAACTCCAGGCTTTAAAAGAGCTTGGAGTTAGAAATAATTGGAGTTTCCATGTTTCAGAAGAAGGTAATTACTATATCAAAAGTAGCTATCCGAGATTAATTAGTTATAATTATCACAACATCACTGAGAATCTCATGAATAGATTATAAATCTTTTGAATGGTTAAATGACATTGCATTTATTCCAATGGTAGAAGGACATGGAAATATACCTAAGGTTGAAAAGACAAGAGTTCACCAAGTAATAATGGTGAATAATTTTATTATCATTGGAGAAGAAGTTAAGTTATCAACAGATAATGATGACTTATATGTAAAATGTGAGATTATGGAACTTTCTACAAGAGATATGCACCAAAAAGGACAGTTATCTTTTGAGCAAAATCCGAGAAACCTCCCATTTCACTACACAAGAAAATGATTTATTACATTGGAAACAGTTTGTTTTTAGATTTTGAGATATGTACTTTAGAATCTTGTATAGATTGGTGCATATCTCAAAAAATTTTAGCTTTAGACATTGAAACTTCCCGTAAGTTTAAAAAAGGAACTTACTCAGAAGAGGTATATCAACCTGGTTTAGACCCATATTTAACAAGAATATGTATGTTTCAGATAGGTAATCTGGATAGACAATATGTTATAGATGCTAGAGTTATAGATTTAAAACCTTTTATACCTATTTTAGAAAACCCTGATATTACTAAAGTTATTCACAACGCTAAATTTGAATGTATTCATATACTTCATAATTTGAAATGTAGGATTCAAGGAATTTGGGATACGATGATAGTAGAAAAATTATTGAATAATGGAAGGAATTTTAGTTATTCATTAAAAGCTGTTTCAGAAAGAAGATTAGGTTTAAAAGAAGAAGAAAATACCTTATTTAACTTAGAGACAGTAGATTACAACGATGAAGAAGATGAAAATTTAGATATATTTGGGTTTAAAAAAGAGTATATTGATAAATCTATTAGAACTCAATTTGTAGAATGGGGTTTTAAACCTTTCACAAACAAACAAATAGAGTATGGTGCAAGGGATTTAACTTTGCCTTATAGGATTTATTTACTTCAAACAGCTCAAAGAAATTCTGATTGGTTTCCTGAATATGGTGTAGAACTTGAAAATAAAACTACATTTGTTTTAGCAGAAATGTCTTACAGAGGTATTCCTATTAATACTATTAAATGGCTTGAAACTGAAAAGAATAATCAGGCTATTTATAAGAAAAGAAAATATCTTATTGATAATTATGTCGAAACAAATGAACCTAAATTTTGTGAAGGAACGACTTTATTTTCAGATGTTCCAAAGTGCAGTATATCTTGGAGTAGTCCTAAGCAAGTTATTGAACTTTACAAACACTGGGGAATTTGCCCAAAAGAAAAATCTAAACAAACAGGTAAACTTGAATGGTCAGTTGGAGCAAAGGCTTTATTTAAAACTCTTTCCAATAAAAACAAAGAAAGGTTCATGAAGGACCAATTTCCAGAAGAACTTGTAGATAAAAATGATTTTACTTTGGCTTATTTACTTTTCAAGAAATCTGAACAGTTAATACAGACTTTTGGCAAAGATTGGCTTAAATTTATCCACCCCATAACATATAGAGTTCATTGCAATTATAATCAATTGATGATAAGTACAAGATTATCAAGTAGTTCACCAAATGTTCAACAAATTCCACGAACCATTGATTTTAGAGGTTGTATTGAAAGTAAAGATGGAGAATTTATTTGTACTGATTATTCAGCCCAAGAAGTTTTTGCGGCAGCACATGTGCATAGAAGCCAGCCTTTAATGAAATTTTTCAAGGAAGGAGATGAAATTTATGGAGATGATATACATAGTTTTATGGCTGCAAAGACCTTTAAAATTGTGTATAATAACCCTGATTTTCATTGTGGGAAAAAAAGCCCTGAAAGGCAACAACAAAAGATTATTACTTTCCAAAGTATTTATGGAGGAAGCGAATACACTTTAGCAGAAAGTATTGGGGTAACAACTGAACAAGCTTTAGATATTCAGAATGGTTTTAAAAAAGGATTTAATTTAGAACAATCTTTTGAAAACTTTAAAAAACACGCTTTTGATACTGGATATATTGAGTTAGATGAAAAAACCGGAAAAAGATATTTCTTTCCACAATATGAAGAAATGATTGAAGCTAAAAATAAAGCGTTAGCCATTTATCCTTCTGACTGGAGAAACTATTCAGACCAAGAAAAAGCTGAATGGAAAACAATGCACCCAGAAGTATCTGCTTATTGGAAAACTCATATGTCTTTAAAAGGAAAGTTGGAAAGACGTAGTTTAAATTTAAGAGTTCAAGGTTTATCAGCAAGTATGACAAAAAGAGCTTGTGTAGAAATTACTGAATACCGTTGGGATAATAAAATACAAGATGAATTTTATTTAATTACATCGGTACACGATGAGACTGTTGCAGAAGTAAATAAAAATTATCTTGAAAATAAAGAAAAATATGGTGAAATTATTCAAAAAGCTATGGAAGGAGCTAGTGAATTTTTCTTAGATGGTCTTGTATCAAAAGCAGAACCTTTGTATTCAAAATATTGGGCAAAATAAATATTTTAAAAACTATAAACAAATGAATGAAAAAAAAAGAAACTTTATTGTATGCAGTTTTAGCTATTGGAGCTATGATTCTTAGATGGATAGCAATAGTAAGATTATATGCTATGATACGTTTAGACTCAATGCCTGTATTGTCGTTTTGGCAAATAGTGGGTTTTTTAATTCTATATGGTATGGTAAACTATAGTGCTGTTAGAGTAAAAGAAGAGTATGTTGAAACTTGGACTAAATCTGCTTCAGTTAGCTTTATTGCTTTTACACTGATGAACCTAATATTGTCAATTGTAGCATGTTAATATTTTTGTATTTACTTAAAAAAGCTCGTTATTCCTTAAAAAATAACAGATAATGTTGTTAAACCACAAAATCCTCTACACTTGGAAGGAGGAGAAGAAAGGTATAACGTATTTAAACATGCTCCTAAGAGCTTTACTCACTCCTATAAAGGCAAAAAGAAAAGAGTGTCTAGGGAATTAAAGGGTTTAGAGGGTATCTTACAACCACAGACTGTGTATCACTAAAAAAATCGTTGAAAAAAGAAAGGAAATATAAGTTTATAGGAAAAGAACTTCATCAACAAACAAAAGAAGGTTGGGAAGTTGTTCCTTTTGAATATCACACAATAGATGAAATGACACCAAGTATTTTAAAGCAACTTAAAAAAATTGCTAATAAAAAGGTGAATTTTCAGAACGAGAGGGACACTGAAAGTACTGACATAGTAAGTGATTTTCTATATCAGGTTGCAGAAGGATTTCTTCCTTTAAGAAAAACCAAAGGAGTGAATTTTGATACAATAGTGTATTCAAGATTCACCAATAATTTCTTAAAGGATTATTATAAATCTAAACAAGCTAATACATATTTGGCAGAACTTCCAGATAATCTTTCAGAAACAGAAGAAGAAGAACAAAATGATATATTGCAACTTATGACTTTTTATAACAAAGTCAAAAAGAAAAACAAACTGTTATTATTATGTGAACTCTTCAGATACTACCAGATAAAACACTCAGAAACAAATGCTTTGGTAAATGTAACAAAGTTCATTCCAAAAGCTACTTTGAGTTTATTTGAAATGAATAGATTTTTTGGTAAGACATTTACCAATTATTCTCAATGTTATATCGCACTTGGAAATCCTTCCAAAGAAGTGTACAATGGGTTGAAAAAAAGACTATTCTTAAAACTAAGGGGAGATGTTACCATTACACAGAGCAATAGCAATTTCTGTATTTGAGCAAACAGCTTTAAGTGAAGACCTTAGAGAGCTTCTTGATGAAGGTTTAGTGTCTTTCTTTTCAAACAATAACATCCTTGAGTCACTATATGAAGAAGGTGTTATCACTTGGCAGGGAGATGTGTTAGTGTTGAAAAATAAGAAATCCAAAGGAGAAGTAAATTATTGGGATTCTATTAGCAAACACATTTCAATTGATGGTAAAAACATTGATGAGTGGAACAAAGACATGAAAGGGAGGTGGACATGTTATCCTGCTAATTTAGTTCAAATAGGAAAACTGTTGAAAAAAGGTTATTCTTATGAACAAATAGCTGAAACATTAAATTATGTTGCAGAAAGAGATGGACAGTTCACTCAAAAACTTTCTACGCAATTTGAAATGGTTGTTTTTAAACAAAATTTCGATAGAAAAGATTCAGAACGTAACGCAAAATTAACAACAGGTTTTAAAAGATGAAATACATCTCATTTAAAGAAGAGCTTCCATTATTTTACAAAACTCTCCCTGGACTAATTAGAGGTCAGTACTTTTCAGTTACAGGTTATACAGGTAGTGCTAAAAGTTTCTTCACAAGTTTCTTATTTTTAATGCTACCTTATAGATATTGCAAAAAGAATAAGATGCCTTTAAAAATACTTGTATTTGCATTAGAGGATAGCTATGAAAAGTTTTGGTTAAGAATCAAAGGAGAATTTCTACGTAGAAATTATAACTTATACTTAACCTACTATCAATTTATTGGAGCACATGAAGGTATGACAGAAGCTCATAGAAAAGCTCTGTTAGAAATTGAAGGTGAAATTGAAGAGATGAAAAAATACATTGTTGTCATAGATGATGTAAAAAACCCAACAGGTATTAGAAAAAGAGTAGAAGAAGAGCTATCTTCCTTAGGTACAAAAAATAAAGGTGAAAAATTCATTGATGAACAAGGTAATGAACATCAACAGTGGTCTTGGAGATATGATGACCCTGACCAACACGTAATCATTATCACTGACCACGTAGGAATTTTGTCAAGAGAGAAAAATATGGGAACTTTATTATCAGAGCATGATACTATTGCTAAACATTCAGAATATTGTAGAGATGTATATATAAAAAAATACAACGCTATTGTATGTGATGTGCAGCAACAACAAATGTCTGGTGATGGTTTACAAGCTCAAAAACAAGATGCCTTAGAACCTTCCTTATCTAAATTTGGTAAAAACTTAGAGGTAGTTCAAAATTATATGACTGTCTTAGCTATATTTGACCCAAAAAGATACGGATTGAAAAAATATGAACAAATAGACATTACGAAATACCCTGGTTTTCGTAGTGTTCAAATCCTAAAGCACCGAGATGGAGATAATGACGATAAGTTTGCATTTCAATTTTTCGGTACACCTTATTTTAAAGAAATATGATTGAAAAATATTTTTAAATTGATGACATAACTAAATGTGTATGACAGAAATAAGTTATCCAGGAACAAGTCTTGCAAGTAAAACTTATACTTGTGAGACTTTCTCCAAATCTGTATATGTGGATGATTGGCATGAAGCCTTTAGAAACATTCCTGAAGAGTGTATTTTCAAGATAATTACAACTATCCATATTTCTCACGAGGAATGGGTAGAAAAAGTTGTAAATTATATGAAAAAAAATAAAAAGGGTTTTGAGTATGCGAGAAATAAAGTACCTATTTCTACACAAAATGAATTATTTTGCTTGAAAAGTAAAAAGATAAAAGGTTATCTTACCATTGATACAATTGATGGAAATGATGTACCTTTTGAAATCATTGAGAGCATAGTCTTCAATGACGTTAGATACACTAAATTATAAAATGGGGCAAAAAATAGCTATTGTAGGAGAACCTACAAAAGGTAAAAGTACAAGCATTTTACCAAATGAAGAATTGAAAATTAAAGGTCTTACTCCAGAAGAGACAATTATTATTTCTTTTTCAGGTAAAATGTTACCTATTAGAGGTGCAAATAAAATGTACCCTAAAGATAAAAAAATATCTGAAGGAGGTAGATTTATGCACTTGACAGATGTAAAAATGTTACCAAAATTAATAGAATATATAAGTACTTCCAGACCTGAAGTCAAAAACATTGTTCTTGAGGATATGCAGTATAGTATGGCAAATGAATTCATGAGTAGAGCCAAAGAAAATGGATTTGGTAAGTTTGTAGATATTGGTGTAAATTTCTCTAACTGGATGAGAACTATTCAAGAAAGCAGGGATAATTTATATGTTTGGATAATTTGGCATCCAGAAAAAGATAATGCGGGAAATATGAAAATGAAAACCATTGGTAACATGGTAGATACTTATTTAACACCAGAAGGTATGATGGATTTGATTTTCTATGCTGACTGTGAAAAATCCACAAATGGTAAAATGAATTACTTTTTAGTAACCAATAATGATGGTAGATACCCAGCAAGAACCCCAAACGGAATGTTTAAAGATTTGCATATACCAAATGATTTAGGTTTGGTAAGAGAGTGTTTAGATGAGTATTATAATTAAAACAATTTTTGACAGAAGTAACTGTCTAACTAACATATATACAAATGTTTAATAACACACAAAAATCTTCTCCAAAAGCGAAAGCAGCAAAATCAGGTTTAGTACCTGCTGTATTACATGCAATTAATCCATCTCCAGCTTTATATGAAAAAATAACCAAACGTAAATTAGGTTATGAAACAGATTATAGTCCAAAAGAAGGTAAAACTCCTTGTAGATTATTAATTTCTGTAAGTGGAGAATTTACGTTTTTGGATATGTGGGATTTGCAAAATAGAATTAATAAATCTTCCACAGGTAAAACTCAATTTATAGACTCTTCTAATGGAAAATCTACTTGGAGAGCTACAATGGCTGAAGCTATCAGTGAACTTGGAGAAGGCTGTAAAGAAGCTAAAGTTGGGGAAGAAATGATTGTAAATATCATGCTCCAATATAGAGGTGCTATTTTGAATCATATTATTGAAAACACTGCTCAATTTGAAACGGAAGTTTATGAAGGTAATTGGGATATGTTTAACAATCTTATGCAACTTCATAAAGTAGAAAAAACTTTCTATGTGTTTGTTTATAGTAAAACCTCTGACAGTGGTTTTGTTAATCTGCAAGCAATGAGAAACATTTTTACACCTGCTTGGAAAATCGTTAATAAAGATGGTGAAATCCCTACATGGACTGATAAAGATGGTAATGTTGTAAGTAATGTTTCTAAGATTTTAGATTCTGTAAAAGAATCAGTAGCTAAATCTGAATTCCTACAAAGACCCAATGTATTTATCAGTGTTCAATTTGGTATGGTAGAAGAAGGTGCTGTTGTAGAAGTTGTATCTAATGATGAAGTTGAAGAATTACCATTCTAACTAAACTTAAAATATTGTGCTTAAAAAGAGAGCTTAATTGGGAAGATATTAAGCATATCTCAATATACGAGCAACTAAACTTGTGGTATGATATGGTTGGTACAAGAACTTTGTACCAACCTATTTTATCACCTTTTAGACCTGACACTAATATTGGAGGTAATGTATATCTTGACCAATATAAAGGGAAAATTGTTCTTGCTGACTTTAGTAATAGACAGTTTCACAATGTAGATGTTTTTAGTGGACTTATGTTATATCACAATTGGACTTTTGGACAAATGTGTGACTACATTAAGTCAAGAAAAAAGCTTGAGTTTCAACCTAAAATCAATGAAACAATTGACAAAAAGTGTTACATAACACCTCATCCTTTAAATGGTTTTTATAGACCTACATTGGATTATTTTGCAACTTATGATATTACTCATAAAGATTTATTAAAAGATAAGCATATTAATTGTGACAAACTCTTTGTAAATCGTTGGAATAAAATTAGTAAGCAAAGAATTGTTGAAACTTGGCAAATGAAACATTGTCACATTGTATATACTTTTCCAAGCGGTAATGTCAAGTTGTATAATCCTTTGGAAGAAAATAATAAAGCTCGCTGGTCTTTAAGTAATACAAATAAAGAGGATTATTTCATTGTAGAAGGAGATAAGTCAAGCCTATTTATTGGAAGCTCATATAAGGATATTAGAGTAGGTTTAAAGGCACTTAATCTCACAGGTAGTGGATTAGCCTTCCAAAGTGAGTCAGTTGATTTAAAGAGTGTTAAAGAGGCTTTATGGGCATGGATTTATTCTCACAATTTTATTATAATTTGTGGAGATAATGATGCTGCCGGAAAAGCTTATCAAGAAAAATTATTTGTTGAAATTAGTAAAAATCATTCAAACTGTATAGAGTATGTATTTCCTGAAAACTTACCTGAGAAAAATCAATATGGTAAGAAAAATAAAGATATTGCTGAAATATATAGATTTGATAAAAGTTTAATAAAAATATGAACATAAGAAAAGCTAAAAAGAAATATCCCGATAATATCTACTTAAAAGAAATGGTTTCTTTACTAAAAGCAGGTAATAGAGTAAGGTAAAAAAAATATGTTTTAAGAAAGAAAATAAATATTATTGTGAAGTAAATACTTTCACACTTTACCCCAACTTATTGATTACATAGTTGGTGGAACTAAAATGAAATGACTGTTCAAAAATTAGAAAGTATAAAAAACAATTTATATGATAAGCTATCTTTATTGAAAGAAGAGTATAACACTTCTGTAAAACAATTTATTGATGAATATCCTCAAAAAGGTAAAGGAATATTTGATGGTTTCACCTCTTCCAGATATGAAGTTTTTCTTTTTTCTTCAGATGTGGTCACTAAAGCAGAAAGTGATTCAAATTGATGAAAAGAATAAAGTATCTTATCTTGGAAACGTCAATTCTTCAAGTAAATTAGCAAAAGGAGATAAGTTGGGAGTGAAGACTTATGGTATTTACTTAGCACCTGCACAAATTTCTGGATATAATGTGTGTAGTCATGCCACAAGTGGCTGTAAATCAGCATGTTTGTACACTTCGGGTAGAGCAAAAATGACAGATAAAATACCCCAAGCAAGAATCCTAAAAACAAAAATGCTTTTTGAACAACCTGAAAGATTCATAACCATTGTAAAAAAAGAAATTACCAATGCGGCTAAATTAGCTGCTAAAAAGAATTATGACTTTGCAGTGAGATTTAATTTAACTTCTGATTTACCTATTGATAACATTAATGGAGTTAATTTATTGGAAGAGTTCAAAGGAGTGAAGTTTTACGATTATTCAAAAGTGCCTTCAAGAATTGAACTTTTGAAGAAATATCCGAATTATCATTTAACATTTAGTTATGATGGTTTTGAAAAAACTTGGAAAACTTGTGAAAAATTTCTTGAAGCTGGTGGCAATGTTTCTGTTGTGTTTTATCCACAAATCCCAAAAGAATTTAAAGGGTATAAAGTAATTGATGGTGATGTAAGTGATGTAAGGTATATGGATGAGAAAGGAGTTCTTGTGGGTTTAAAATACAAAAGAACTAAAGGAGATAGTGTTGAAAAAATAATGACTAACAGATTTATAATCAAAACAACGTTTAATAAAGAAACAGGAGAATATGAAGCCTAACATAACAAAAGAACAAAAATTAAATCTTTATAGGAAAGCCTTAAGAAATATTGACAATATTTCTGCTACTTGTGGATTATGTTTCCTACTTCAAGAAACTGACAATTCTAATACAATAGAAGGAAATATATATGATTAAAAATGGAAACAGAAAAAGGGGTTTTTACAAAAGCAAAACTTGAGGGGTTTGAGGAGATTACCAACCAAGTAATAGGAATGATACCTTATGCGTATTGGTTTCCTCGTGAAGACTGGGAATCAAGAAAATTAATATTGTTAAACGCTATAAAAACTTTAGAGAATGAACATACAGTATAAAACAGCAGTACTTGCTAAGGAAAAAGGATTTAATGAACCTTGTGATTGGGTATTTGAGTATGATTTTGAGCTTAGAAGATTAAATTACTATGAAGGAGATGGTAGTGGTTTCACACAAAATTCAGATATAAACCCTGAATATGAGGATTATAGATTAACAGCTCCACAGCAAACTGACCTTCAAAAGTGGCTTAGAGAAAAGCATAAAATTCATGTAAGTGTAGAACCACAGTATAATTTAACAAACGAAACTATTAATGAAATAGAATTCAATGATACTTGGTGTGCTATCTTGGAGAATATAAGCAAAGAAAAGTTAGTGGCTACAAATATCTTATGTTTAGTAGCTACAAAAAACATCTATGAAGAAGCATTAGAAGAAGGGTTGTACGAAGCATTAAAACTAATTAAAGATGAAACCTGAAAACATTATATTTTATCCTGATGGAACAATTACTTTCACACTTAAAGGTGTAAAGTTTAAGGGTACTGAAGAGCAAGCTAATGAATTTTTATCTTTAAATGATTGTCAACCGTTGGAATTAGAACCTATGCACTGGTCTGAATCAACAGGAAAATATATCAAAATAAAGGATATGAACTACAAACACATTGAAAACTATATTTCTAAAGAACATGTTAAAGGTCAATGGATTGTATATGCTTTACAAAGCAATTCTAACAACTTCAGAGACTACATAAGACAACTAATTAAACATTATGACTTACCTAAATAAGGGAACATCTTCTGAATTGGTTGTAACAGTTATTTCTGTAAATGGAGAAACTATTATACAATATTCAAATGGTGAGATAGGGGAAGTACCCTCCTGTCAACTATCTGAGCATGTTGAAGAAACCTAAACCAAGGAATCATGAAACAATGACAGAAGCTGGCTTTAAGAATTGGATAATAGGAATACTAAGGAGTAAAAGCAGAATGTGGAAACCTACTCAGGCTTGTAAAAAAGCTGCTGAAAGAAAATATATGGGAGAAAATAAAAGAAGGAAATACTCTTATGAATGTAATGTTTGTAAGGGGTTGTTTCCTTCTGAAGAGGTTTCTGTTGACCATGTTATCCCTATAGGAACATTTACTACTTATGACAATTTCATAAATGCTTTATTTTGTGAAATAGATAACTTACAAGTTCTCTGTAATAATTGTCATGATGCTAAGTCTGCTAAAGAAGGGCAAGAAAGAACAGAAGTAAAAAGAAAAATAAAAGAAACTAAAAAGAAATGATACTTTTGATTTTACTTTCACCCATTTTCCTAAATATCATTTTACACATTTTTAGTTTGGAATACAGACTATTTGTAATGATTTTAGATATGGATTTGTATTATTTTAGTGGAATTATTTATTTAATAAACAAATGGAAGGACAAATAATAAAAAGAGCTTTAGAAATTCAACAAGAGTGGGCAGATTATTATCTGTCTTTCCATGCAGCAAGAATACTTGCAATATCTGAATTACAAGAAGAAATATTTCCTGTTGAAGATGAATTTTGGGAAGAAATAGAAACTAACGAAGAAAATGAAAATAGCGTTAATTGAAGGAGGAAAACTACCTCAAAAAATGACAGAAAAAGCAGCTTGTTATGATGTATTTGCAAGAGATATTATCAAACAATCAGAAGATTGCTATCATGTTATGATAGGATTTGCTTGTACTCCACCTCCAGGTTATAAATTAGTGTTAGTTCCAAGGAGCAGTATCACTAAAACTCAATGGATTATGCAAAACAGTCCTGGAATAGGAGATGAAGATTTTCACCATGAGTATCAAATGAGGTTTAGAGCTTTTCCTACAGAAGTAAAAACTGTTCATGCTCAAGGTGTAGGTTTCTATAAAGAATTAGTTTATCCTGATTTCCCCTATAAAGTAAGTGATAGAGTAGGACAAATATTCCTACAAAAAGTGGAAAATATAGAATTTGAAATAGTAGATAAAATTGAACAATCTACTAATAGAACAGGTGGATTTGGGTCAACTAATTAAAATTTGAATTATTTCCAACATCCAGCTTTAAATAGCTCACTTATAAAGTTTCTACTCAACATGAAAAGTGATGATAAAGAAAGGTGGATTAGACCGTTTGATAAAGGTTCTATTCTGGACTTCTATCTCACTGAGTATGAGGACTTTGACGAATTTTTTGAAATAGTGGATGTAGAAGAACCTTCTAAAACTACTAATGATGGGAAATTTGCAGCAGCGTGTATAGCACAAAAAATTGGTAAAGGGGAATCTTTTAATTATGAAGAAGCTCATGCAAAAGTTGGAATTAAACAACCTTTTGAGACTTACATAGAAAATTACAAATATTTTCCTTACCTTGAAACATATTTAAAAAAGAAATTTGCTGATAAGAATGTAGTTTTACAATCAGATGTTGAACTTGCCCAAAGATTAATAATAAAATTAGTCAATAGTAGGATAAATCATTGTAAATACTTCGTGTTTATAAAAAATGTTTACGAAACTTATGGACAATGTGAAATATATGGAACTTATAATGGCTGCCCTTGTAAAATAAAGGTAGATAGAATAATTATAGATTACATAAATAAAACAGTTCAGTTAGTGGACATAAAAAGCATGGGTGACTACAGTAGTAATTTTGAACAAAATTTTAAGTATTTTAGTTATAATATTCAAGCTGATTTTTATTGGATGATATTTAACGAAATGAATTGGAGTTCTCCTAATTTTGATAAGAGTATGATAGAGGGATTTACCTTACTGAAAGATTTCTTATTCTTAGTTATCCCAACCAATGAAAGTTCTTGTTTAGATTACAAATACAGAGTTTGTGAAGAAAATACAGATATACTTACAGCAATAGAGATGTATAAAAAAATGGATGAAGCAGGAGTAGCTAAAACAAAACAGAAATACTATGAATTGATAAATGAAGAAGTGGAGATAGAACTAAATAATAAGTGCTAAACGAGAATATCATAGTGTATTGGTTTGTTCTTAGAGTAAATTGGAATAATTATTTTCCCTCTATTGAACCAACAACAGGGCAATTCTGTAAATTCCAAGACAGGAAATTTGCTCTTGATGATGATTACTTATATTTCTATTCAAGAGATGAGAAAAACTTATTTTCTCAGATTTTAGAACATCAAAATGTAGGTAGTTTAAATGAAAGAATGAAGATTTTTAGACTTCCTATTGATAAAAGAATAGTTGATGTTCTAAAAGGAGCGAGAAAAATTGAAGACCTTAGACTTTTGTATGACCCAGCAGTGGTTAAAAAGTTTATGAAAAAGAATTCCAATGAAGTATTAGATAAATATTTTGATATTTTAAATGGAAAAGTTGATTTAGACCAAGAATTACAAAACGCTATTATTCTTGAAAATTACGAAGAATGTAGCATAATTAGAGATACATTAAACTTAAATTATTTAAAAAACCTGTTTACACAAGTATGGCTGTAATTATCCCAATTGGCAAATATAGCTTGCCAATCAAATTAGAAGGTATTGTTGACCAAAATGGTAATGCTTTCGATAAAAATTATTTTTTGTTCACACCCACAAGATTCTTATATTTGATAAGAGTGGATGGAGAAAAGAAAGGTTTTAAAACCTTAGAAATGCTACAAGATTATGTGTATAATTCTGAACATAAAGAATATTCATTCAGAGGAATTATATTTTATTGTGGGTTTGTAGTGGAAGAGAAGTTTGAGTGTGAAGAAAGACTAAACTTGAATAATGAAGTGAAATATATACTTCCGACAAATATAAACTGTTTGGAAACAAACAAAGGTGCTAAATATTCCTTCACATCAAGAATTAGAAATTGGGTAGGAAAACAATACTTAAATGATTCAGCACCTATATGGTGCAATGTTGAAGATTTTGAAGTGATGAAAGATGGGATAGAATTACAAATTGTTTCCAACCCAGAAGCACTAATAGAATTGGAAAGACTTAATAATCTTCCTGAAGAGCCAGAAAAACCTACATTATTTGAAAAACTAAGAAAACTTTTAGGAATATAGTTTCAATTCCATCTTTAATTATGTCAAAATTTGAAATGCTATAAGCTGGCAAAATAGCTTTAATTCAACAAACAAAAGAGGGTAGAATATTACAAGTTGCTATGACTTCAAATCAAAGAGAATTGTTGCAAAACTTTTTGGCTATTATATCAAAAGAAAGCCCATTAGTCCAAATGGGAGAAGATTGGGATTTAGTCTTAAAGTCTTCTGTGTGTAAATGCTGTCGTAAAAATGGCAGCTAACGGTTTGGGGCTTTGCGTAGTAGCCCTTAGTAGAAACTTAAAATTAACCACGACACTTGATAGGGCTATTACGCAAAGCCCTTGTTATGTGCCGTTAATTTCAAATCAAAATGTTCGATAATATAAAAGTATTTAAGACAAAGATTGTGAAGCCAAGAATTAAACACCAATGCGTAAAATGCGACGGTAAAATAGAACCAAAGCAAGAATGTGTAAACACTACATTTTCTTACGATGGTAGGTTGATTAGTGTTTATTTTTGTCAACGAGAGGAATGTCGGTTTTAATGGCACATAACGGTTGGGTATTGCTTTGCAGTAGCGGAAATCAAGGAACTACTGCCGAGTAATACACAACAGTTGAATAGAAAACAAAAAGTAAAAATATTTATTAATCAGCCGCTATTGCAGCAATACTTTGTTAAATGCAGTGGCGGTATAAAATTAGAAACAATGAAAGGTAAAGGATTATTAGTAGCAGCGATGGCTTTTGCTGCAATGGGCGAAATGCCAACATATGTAGAATTGAATGATAATAGACCAACTCCATATTCAAAAATACCATTAACTAAGAAGCAAAAGAAAGCAAGGGTGCGGGCTAAAATTGCAAGAAAAAGCCGAAAGATTAACCGTAGGTAGCCTTGCATATAACGGTTGAGAATATAAGTAGTAACCGATTTGAAACAAAAAACTTAAAATTATGTATAAATGATTGTAATGGGTAATAACTTAAATAAACTACATAACTCGGTTATTACTTATATTCTTTGTTATGTGTAGTTATTTTATGGAAACGATTAAAGAATTTAAAAAATTAACTCAACTAAATAAGTTTGAGAAAGAAAATAAAGGTGAATTAAAAATTACTAATATTGATTATAACAAAGAAAGTAAAGTGTGGGTAGTTACTTTTGTAAACGGATAATTACACATAACGGTTGGGTGTATGAGAAGGTTTGCTTGTAGGGACTTTCAATTTACCACAGAACTTTATAGCGAACTTTCTTATATACCTTGTTAGCACCAGTACGGTTTATTTAATTTAGAAATATTTATATATAAACATAAACAAAATGAGCAAAGAAATACGAGATATGATTGATAAGGTTAAATCATTCAATCAATTTGTAAATGAAAATCAATTTAATGGTAAACCATTATATCATTCAACTGATATTACAAATGCTATTAATATTTTACGAAGTGGTGAA